ACATTTTTTGGAAACAATAAAATTCATTACTGTCATGTATATTATTTGGCATGGATTCCGTATACTGTGAAACTTAAATTGAATCAAAAAAGTGAAATTATGCTTCGTGAAGTTGGAAATATTGGGTGGTTTTCTATCGAAGAATCACTGCGCCAAATTCGAATTACAAATCTGGAAAAAAGAGAAATCCTATTACGAACATCTTCTCTATTAAAAAACTTATGTCCTATGCTTGTTGGTCCTGTTGCAAGCACTGCGTCACTGGCGGGTACGTTTGAGCAAAAGGAAGATGTACTCTTCAATAGGAATCTTACCCATGTCTCAGGAGGAGATCAATTACATCAATCTGGAGGAGGAAGAGCCGAATCAAAGGGAAGAAACGCCACAGTCGCTTCAGCAGCAAGTGATGACGCAAATCAATGGACTCAGGTCAAACCAAAATTTACAACTCACAACACTCACCCAACAAGCAATTTTAAATTTGTGGAGGACTGAAATGAATTTTATAAAACGAGATGCAATCCTTGTAGAAATGAAAAAACGAAAGTTATTCCCTGATGAAGCTATTACAGCTCTAAGTGTAAATGGCGGTCTCTATCCTGACACAGAAGATCCAAACTTTGTAGCAAGACTTCTTAAAAAGGCAGAGTTTGCAGATACAATCAGTCCACCCTTTGATCCAAATCAGTCTCCTTGTACAACAGGTCCCGACTTTGAGATAACACCCGTTCAACGCTTTGTAGCAAACTTCTTACATCCCCGAACACCTTATATGAGTGTTCTCTTATACCATGGAGTTGGTGTAGGTAAAACATGTGCAGCCATTAGTTCTTCAGAGGCATATTTGGACGTCTATCCTCGACGAAAGGTTATTATTGTAGCCCCCAAAAATATCCAATCTGGATTCTTACGAACTATTTTTGATATGGAACGGCTTGTACTTGGAAAAGGAGATGCCCCTAATTCTATCAACGGGTGTACAGGTGATGTATACCTCCGTCTTACTGGATGTTTGTACGAGCGTGATAAAGATCTTATACAAAAACGTGTTATGCGAGCAATTAATAAACGATATGATATTTTTGGATATGTAGAATTTAGAAACTATATTCGAAATATCATTAAAGTACAATATATCGGCGATAATACGACACTCCAAATACGTCAAGCCGAACTCTTAAAACAAGAGTTTAACTACCGTCTTCTTATTATTGACGAAGCCCATAATCTACGTGATATTGAAGGCGCTGCCAGTGTTTCAGATGACCAAGTCGATATTGATACTACAGCAGAAGAAAAGGATGAAAACAACGGAGGAAAGGCACTCACTCCCTTTTTGAAACAACTACTCAAATCTACGGATGGAATGAAACTCTGTCTTATGACTGCAACACCTATGTTTAATAATGTTCGTGAAATTGTGTTTCTCTTAAATATGCTATTAATGAATGATAAAAAGGCAGAACTATCGATTGATAAATTGTTGAATCCTGATGATTCTCTTGCAGAAGGTTCTGATGCTGTATTGAAACCTATCGCAAATGCCTATGTAAGCTTCATGCGAGGAGAAAATCCAAACAGTTTTCCTATTCGTTTATTACCAGAAGGGCCACTGCGACTTCAAGAAGCCACCTATCCAGTTCGGCAATTGGACGTAAATAAAAAGACAAAATTTCCAATTACTGTAAACAAAGATGATAGAAAAGGTATGGCGCGTCTTCCTATTATCTGTAGCCCATGCCCCCCTGGATCACAGTTTACAGAAGTCCTTACCTCCTTGACAGACTCAAAGGTCAAAGCAGGTGGAACAGGATACAATGTAATCGATAGTCTTTTACAAGCTGGAAATTGCGTATTTCCTGTAAAAGGATCCAACATACACCCTGAATCCTATGTAGGAAATGCAGGATTTTCTGAAGTATTTAAGAAAACAGAGCGCGGTGCTGTCCGTGCATTAGATGCGTCCTGGCTGGCAACCGATACAATTGGAGCATATTCTCCTAAGCTCGCAACAATTCTACAAAGCTTGAAGAATATGGAGGGTGTTGGATTTGTATACAGTCGTTTTGTAGTTGTTGGTGCATTCTTACTAGCTCTTGCATTGGAAGCAAACGGTTATTCTCCTTACGGTCGTACAACTGGGTTTCTTGTAAATGGGATTCAAAGTGAAGGAGGTCTACAATGTGCTCTATGTCCTCATCGTCAGGCTGATCACGATGATACCAAACACGGTACTTTTGTTCCTGCAAAATATGTGCTTCTAACGGGTGATGTAAATTTAAGCCCAAACAATGCGATTTCAATCGCTGCAGCACGTGGAAATCAAAATGTAGATGGTGGAATTGTAAAAGTAGTTCTTGGATCTCAAATCGCAGGAGAGGGATTGGATTTACGGTTTATTCGTGAAATTCATATTCTTGATGCATGGTTTCATTTGAATAAAACCGAACAGATTATTGGTCGTGGAATTCGTTTCTGCAGTCATTCGTTAATTAAAGATCCTAAGAAACATAATACAACTATTTTCCTCCATACGATTGTATTTCCTGAGCGAAATAAGGAAACTGCCGACTTATATTGCTACAGAAAGGCTCTGAATAAAGCAATTCGTGTTGGCCAGGTGAGTCGTCAATTAAAACAGTTTGCAATAGACTGTAATTTACGAAAACAAGTAACAGTATTACGAGGTCTTGGAAATCGTGTTCAAATCGATAGCCAAGGAGTTCCTAGACTTGGAAATGATCCAGAAAAACCTGGTATTCCTATTGATGATACTGATTTTACTGTATTATGTGACTGGATGGAGTGTCCCTATCCATGTGACCCGCCCGTCGATGTAAACCCTACAATTAGCGATGATAGCACATATGATGCATTTAGTGCTCAATACAGGGAAACATTCTTACAAAAAATAATCCAACGTATGTTTACAAAACAGCCCTATTATTCAGCAGAAAATTTTATTAATACATTATTGTTGACTGGTACACCACGTGCAGCAATTGATATGGCGATTCAATCAATCGTACAGAATCGTCAATTTCGAATTAAATCAAATGGTCAAGAAGGATATATTATATATAAGAACAAATATTTTCTATTTCAACCAGACGCGTATCGAGATTTAAGTATTCCAATGGCACTGCGAATTGCAGACCTTCCAATTAAACGTGATTCCTATAGTCCTAGTCAATTCAAAGACGAACAATCGTCTCTTCTTATTGGAAGTCCTGGCACACAGACAAATAAGGCAGAAGAAACTTCGAAAGAGGGATTGTGGATAGCACTTGTAAAATGGACAGATGATGTGTTATCTGGAAAACAAACAACAATTGGTGTAGATATTGAACGACAGATTGAATTATTTACTGGAGATTTCAGACAACAAAGGGATGTATACAATAACAAATTAGCAATGATATTATTTATGAAGAAGAAAATGGATTCTAATCGTGATTTGTATAGACAAGTTGTTTTAGAATATTTATGGGATGAATGGATTCATCCAAAGGAACAAGCACGTCTTTTATCTACACGCAATCCTATTTACACCGAACTAGCAGTCGAAGAACAACTATTGCAAGATGGTCCCGTAACTGTAGTGCGGTATATAAATCCTGATACAAATGGAGTTGAATATGTATGTGAAAACGGAAGTGAATGTCCAAAGGGAACAGTGGAGTATTTTAGTAAATTACCTGGAACCAAAGACCCTGTAAAAATGCGAACTGCAACTCCACAAACTGTTGGAAGTTTATATGGATTTATTGTTCCAAAACGTGGATCTATTATATTTAAAACACTTGAACCTCAAGTGAAATTAAAGGCGGTAAGTGGTCAAGAATGTGCGATTGTAACTAGCAAGAGCCATTGGTATGATAAACTTATACAACTTGGAAATGAATTGACACAGGCCAGAAAAGATAATTTGGATATGGTTGAAGGACATCTGTCCACATCATTGGATATTATTAATTCAACACGTGGATGTACAGTACTTGATTTAGTATTGCGAATTATGGATAAACTCCAGATTCGAGGAAGGCGGTGGTTTTTTCGCCCTGTTGCTGCGTATATGAGTGGTCATCGTGGTGTAGTAAGCGCAAGCGTGAAAACAGCTACAGAAGCCGCTCAAAAGGAATTGAAAAAACAAGAAGCAGCATTTGCGAAATCGGCAACTGTGGCAGCACGTTCTACAAAATCTGTAGCAAAGTCTTCGGCAAAGCCTGCTCCACCGCCTCTAGTACCTTCTAATACACCCGCTGTAACATCAAAATTTAAACGAATTATACGTGAACCTGAAGCTACAGAACAGCCAAGCACACTTCCAACTGCACCTCCTGGATCACCGCCCAATGAGGAAAATATATACGCAGATATGCCAACTCTTGTTCGAGAATCTAATACTTTACCCCCACCTACTGTTCAACCAATTGCGCAAGAAATGCCATCTACAGTTCAAGCTACAGTACAACCTACAGTACAACCTACAGTACAACCTACAGTTACTACATCTTCAAAACCACCTATTATACCTAGTTCTACTGCAAGAAAACGACCTACCCAAATAAAATTTCAAGAGCAAAATGAATAAACTATGGCATGTAAAAATTGAGCACTTCCTTTTCTGAATTCTACAATAGAACCTATGGAACAAACAGTATTGTTCGAACAAAAAGTCTATCTTTCGCCAAAAGACATCAATCGTGTGGCAAAAGAATCAGTTGACTCTATACTTCTTCACCATCTCCAGGAAAAGTTAGAAAATAAGTGTAGCCAGCATGGATTCGTGATTCCTGGAAGTCTAGAAATCCTATCTCGTAGCATGGGACAACTCGAAAACGGAACTTATACTGGTAACATTATATATCATGTACAAACGCAAGGGCGTGTATATAACCCCGCCAACGGAACCCGTCTAACCGGTACAGTCTTGCGACGAAATAAAATGGGGCTGTACGTAATATACAAGGATGCAATTCGTATCCTAGTTCCACGTGATCTTCACATTGGAAATCAAGCATTTGAAGCAGTCGAACCAGATCAATCCATTACAATTGAAATTCGTAAATCCAGATTCCAGATTCATGACCCATTTATTCTGAGTATCGGTGTATATGTTGGATCTGGAACCGAACAGTCAACCACTCCTTCTGTCCAATCATCTAGTATAAAACCAGTCTTTGATATTGATGAAGCTACGAATACAACGAGTCAAGAGAAATCTCAAGAAGACTCTGAAGAGGAAGATGCTACATCCGAATCTGTAGATGAATCAGCTCAAGTTCCAGAAGAAGAGGAAGTAGAAGTATAGAACCACAGTTCCAGCGTACAGAATCTCATATTTCTATCAAAAGAATGTATCAGAAATGGCAGCACCCCCGAACAACGAGTATGAATTAAAAAAGCAAATGCTCGAAGATATTAAAACCCTATCAAAGGAAGAACATATTGAATTATTTCGAATTATACGAAAACATTCAATCGAATATAGTGAAAATAGCAATGGAGTTTTTTTCGATCTATCCCAATGTTCCTCCGAAGTATTCGATAAACTCCTTCAATTTATGGAATTGTGTAAAACACAACGAGCCAATGAAGAGCTCCGAAGTACTACCATGGATTCGCTGCGATCCGAACAACTAACCTAAGGAAATGGCACTATATACATATGAGAATTACATAGAATACAATGGCAACAACCTTTGAATGGAGCACAGTTCAATCATGGATTCAGACAAACCCATTTCATAGTTCATCCCTTTCACCCTATACACCCGCAAATCAATCCGCCAAAGGAACACCTGAACTTTCTCAGTCAAATGGGTGGTCAAAAACACCCGTAGTTCCTGCCACACCCTTATCTGCAGTTCTTCTTGTACAAGATGCATTATACAATGCAACATACGAATCTACACGACGAAGCCTCTTACGCGACGAGACAACCGAACTTCAGGAAAAAGCGATTGTACATTTGAAGGGACGCGCGTGGCCTGTACGAAGAACCGCCGAGGGGTTGGCCGCTGTTGGTTTGGAAGAAGGCCGTGCTTCTTCTTGGTCATCTCTTGGCTGGAATGCCTTGGCAGCCCTTCGTGAATGCCAATTTGTAGTATGTAACGAGACAAAGCAAACTATTCAGTTTTATCCAGAAGATGTTCGTACATGGTCACCAACAATGGATATTGTATTTATTGAAAATGAGTGTAGGTATATTTGGACAAACCAATCCTTATCCGTAAAACAATTACTGCATGAAAAAGTACTTGCTCAAGAATCAAACGGATGGACGATTGCATGGCCTCTTGCAGACGGTTCTATGGAAGAGTTGCGAGCAAGTACAGAAGCATTACAGCTAAATTCAGCTGGAAAAAAGAAAGAGGCACTTCGTAGTCTAGTAGGGCGTGGCCAATCTATACGCCATCTTGTACATATGGATAGTGCATAACCATAAAAATTGACACCTATGGCTTAAGTCATTGTATGTATCTACCATAGAGAGACATACAATGGAACTATCCAAACAAGAGGTCCAAACTATAAAGTCCCTTTTGGACACGTGGAAATCACGTCCCGAAATTGAACTAGAGGCAACGTTTGGATTTAAAGGGATGGTAGATCAACAGACATTCTTACGTGTTATAAATCGTCTACGATCAAAAGGATACCATGCTATTTCACAAGATGATCGTCTTACCATCGGCCTTCCAGACCAACTTCGATTTACACTCAGTGGTTCAGGACATATAGCTCAGTACTGTCGTGATAATACAATTACCGATAAACCGTATATAGTAATTATTAAAGATCGTACAATTACAGAGACACAAGAACAATCATCAAATATAGATATAAAAGAATACGATGTTCGAATCAAAGCACGTCGTGAAATAGAACTTTCAAACGACGATTCACGCGTTCTTCAATCCTTACAAGGGTGGGCTAAAAAACGCAAGTACTTTCGTCTTATTCGAAGATGGTCATATAGTATTCCTGGACTGATGTTTGATCTAAGTATGGTACGAAGCACCCAACGTGATAAGAATGGAAATAAATGGCAGACCTTATTTAATGAACAAGGACGGCCATTACTCAGTTCTTTAGATCCAGTCTATGAAATTGAAGTAGAACTAGATCGTTCTGGATTTCCAGAAGGAAGTGCGCCAGATGCTCCATTCAAAACATTGATTCAAGGAATTGGTGAAATTCTTCGAGGAATTCAAGGATGTCCAACTCTAACGCGAAAATCTACAAAAGAGTCTGTATTAAAAGGATACAAGGAATTAACAAAAACAGATAGATTTCGAGGTGTTGCGCCAATTACATTGGAAGTAAAAAATATGCGAACTGTAAAAGATGATACTATACCAAATATTCGTAGCGGATATAACGTAACAGATAAGGCAGACGGTCTTCGTGTACATGGATTTACCGATGAGACTGGGGAACTCTTCATGATTGATATGGCATTTAATGTATTTCGTACAGGATTTCGTAATCCAGCATGCAAGGATTGTTTATTGGACGGAGAATACGTAACACACGACAAATACAAGAAGCCTATTCAAGATTTACTATTCTTTGATATATATTATCATGATAAAAAGGATATTACAGCTGAGCCATTCAAAGATGCAAACGATACATGCCGATACAATCGCATGAATAGCTGGATGTATACATGGAACAATGGCAGCGGTCCTACAAAACTCTTGCAAACATCCACGCTTCACATTGGCGTAAAGGAATTTCGATTTCCAGAACCTGGAAATGACACAATATTTACAAATGGCGCAGCATTTGTACTAGATCGCAACGAATCTAGGAATTATTATACAGATGGTCTTATCTTTACACCAAATACCCTTCCACTTCCAGATCGCCCTGGTGTAGGATTTCCTGAGCAATTCAAGTGGAAACCTTCTGAAGATAATTCGATTGATTTCTTAGTTACAACCTTGAAAGATTCTGAAAATAAGACAATTGATCAAGTTTCACTTACAATTCACCCAAAGACACTTGACACAGTTCGATACAAAACCCTTCAACTCTTTGTAGGAAGTAGTGATGATCCTGCCTATAAAGATCCTCGTACAACCATTCTAAATGAACTTCCTCTTCCTGAGAAACGTGTTGGAGAACGTACACGGTATAGACCAATTCCATTTATTCCAAGAGAATTTTCAGATTCCAAAGCTGCCATTTGTCATATTCAGACACAGTTTGATCCAAAGACAAATGAGGAGTTTATAGCTACTGAACAGAATGAGCCAATTCGTGATAAAAGTATTGTAGAAATGCGATATGATGCTACGCAGCCTCCAGGGTGGCGTTGGATTCCTATTCGTGTTCGTACAGATAAAACAGAACGCCTCTTGAAGGGACGTATTGAACGAACTCTTAATTCTGATAAAACTGCGGAAAGTATTTGGAATAGTATTCACGATCCAATCACACTTCATATGATTCGTACGGGTTCAGAAGTACCCAGTCAAGCTGAAATAGAAAAATTTAATCTTACCGTAGGCGGAGAAATGACAAAATACTTTGAACGAAAGGCGTCTATGGAAGAATTAGAAAAAGTCGGTGGTCTTCGTAAATTTCACAATGCATATGTAAAAGATGCTATATTATATAACTCTATCAAAGCAAAACCTGATACATCTCTTTCCTTGTTAGATTTAACAGTTGGAAAAGCCGCAGATATTCAGCGTTGGAGGCGTACTAGGGTTACATTTGTTCTTGGAACTGATATTGTAGAAGATAATATTCGTAATACAAGCGACGGAGCCTATCGTCGTTTGTTGGACACCCTTGTCGATCATAAGAAATATGCAAACTCCTTGCCTATTCCAAAAATGTTGTTTGTAACAGCAGATAGTTCCCATCGACTGTTAGATGGAAGTGCTGGAGCAAACGAAGAAGAGCGTGATATGCTGCGAAGTATTCTTGGGCGCGTAGAACCAATCGGACCAGTTCCTCCTGCTGTTACACGATATGGAAAAGATGCCCTAAAAGGAGGTGCCGATGTTGTGTCCTGTATGCACTCCATGCACTATTTCTTCGAATCTTCTAAAACATTCAATGGGTTTCTACAGAATATTGCCGACAATTTGAAGATTGGGGGCTACTATATCGGAACTAATTTTGATGGCGGAGCCGTATTTAATTTATTACGCGGAACAGATCCTGGAACAAGTTACTGTGGAATGGATGGTTCTACACGAGTTTGGGAAATTGAAAAGCAATATTCCTTGGAAGAATTGCCAAATGACGATTCTGTATTTGGAACCGCTGTAAATGTATTCTTCATTAGTATTGGTATTAAACACAAGGAATACTTGATTCCATGGGACTTTCTAGTTGCCAAACTGAAGACAATTGGATGTGAACTTCTATCCGAAGAAGAGCTGAAATTGATCGGTCTTAATGCCTCTACAAATATGTACAGCACAAGCTACGAAATGGCCATGAAGACACGTGATAAACAGCAATTTGTAATGAGTTCTATCGTACAACAATTCAGTTTCTTAAATCGCTGGTATATCTTCAAGCGAACTAGCAAAGGGCTTGGACAAATTGGAAAACTTGTAGGAGATGTTGTAGGACAACAGACAGGTGTTACAGAAGAAGAGGAGGAAGATGCTACACTAGAGGAAATGGCTACAGCGCGTGATGCTGTTGCCGCTACAACAACCGATCTTGGTTCTTCTGTAGTTCCTGGCAGTGCAGCAGCGGCCTCCCAAATGATGATGCAGATTCAGGAGGCTACAGAACGTGGGAATCGTGAAGCATTGCAAGCTTTGAATAAACAAGCAATAGGGCTTCAAACACAGCGAGCAGAAGAGTTAGGCCTTCCAGTTCCTCCTGCTGTAAAGGGACCTCCAGGATCTGCTGCAAAAACGTTTGTTGCTACAGAACTGGCCGCTCTTACAGTTCCTGTGCGAAAAGGTGGAGGAGACACATACAAGGCATCTGAAGTCTTTCAATTCTATGAAAAATCAGAGGAACTTTCTAAACATGTCTCTCTTCCTACAGCATATGCTTCTTACGCAGCACGCCATATGGCACCCAATGCCCCATTTCGAATCCATGATACAACCGATAAATCAGATAAAACTGAATACCCAAGTATTACACACTTCTTGGCAGGTATGAAATTCAAATATGCTTCTAAGAAACCAGAACTTGCTGTAACAGTATTTAGTCGAGAAGGAAGCATTCATATGTATTATTTAGCACAACGTCAGGCAGAACAAAAGGGAAATCCACAAGGAATTCCACAAGCAACACACAATAAATATCTTCTTGATGAAACAACACATGTGAAGACGGATGAACAAAAATATATGCGATCCAAACCTGTGGAATTTGATGAAACACGATGGGCTACTGTAAAAGATAAGCTACTCCGTGAAGCAGTACTTCAGCGTCTTACAAATGATAAACAATTCTGTACAATTGTCTCTAGTGCTCTGGCTCAACATAAATACCTCTTATACTTTGATAAGACTTCATCAGAACATGGAAGTGAATTAGGAGGATCGCGAACTGTAAAGGGAACTATCCAAGGGCAAAATAAATACGGAACAACGATTATGAATCTGGCAACATCTATGCCTGATACACTTAAGGCATGTTTGGCACTTCCTGATCTAGTATAAAATTGAATACTAATTTTGTAGAAGTGTATATATACAAGATGCAAGCATTGGCAAAAATACTTTTAACAGCTGGGTTAACCTATAGTGCTCACTATGGAATTACAAAGGTATATTCTGAATTCTGTATTCCGAATGGTATTGAAGGATTCTTATATGGCATGATTACAACTGGAAGCCCTGTATGTACAGTTGTATTTAACGCAATGAGCCATACCCAAGCAAGTTATGGAACAATTCTATTAACATCTCTTACAAGCAGTGTAGCATCTATGGTACTTGGAACACCGCATGTGGAAGCTATTGAGAAGTAAGATATAGTATATGAGTCCTATAAAATTGATTCTTTTTTATTGGAAATTAGATGTATACGATGCCAGCCAATCCATTGCCCTGGCAAAGCCTTGCCGTAAAAAATCGGCACCCACGCGATCTGTGTATTGAATTTGATGAGCCAACACACAGATATACAGTCAATGGTGTAAATGATCGATGGATTAGTTGTACTGGATTTCTTCATGATTTCTTCCCCCATTTCGATCCTGATGCTACGATTAAAAAGATGATGAGTGGTAAAAACTGGATTAACAGCAAATACTATGGAATGACAGCAGAACAAATTAAAGCACAATGGTCTGCCTCTGGAAAAGATGCATCAGAATCTGGAACGGCCATGCACTTAGGTATTGAAATGTTTCATAATGGAGCCGATCCTGAGCCTTCTGTAAAAGAGTCTATCGAATGGAAATATTTCCAGAATTATTGGCGTGATCATGGTGATGATCTGGAGCCCTATAGAACCGAATGGGAAGTATGGTCTGAAGAGCATAAACTTGCTGGATCCATTGATATGATTTACAGAAAAAAATCAGATGGAACCTTTGTAATTTATGACTGGAAACGATCCAAGGAAATTAAGACATCCAATGATTGGGAAAACGGATATGGTCCTGCCAGTCATTTACCCAACTGCAATTACTGGCATTACACACTACAGCTGAATGTCTACAAATGGTTCTTGGAGACCTTTTACGGGTGTGTGGTAAGTGACTTGTATCTAATTATTCTTCATCCAGACAATAAAAACTATCGTCGTTTGCGTCTGAATATTCTTGGCGAGGAAGTTGCTGAAATGTTGGAGTGTCGCAAACGAGCCTTGGCCGAAGGAAGTAGATGCCCTGTACTACTTCCAATGCCAGTAGAAGAATCAGTATCTTATGGTGCCTCTACATCGAAACGACCACTGTTTGTAGACGATGCTTGAGGCTGTTGAGCAGGAGGTAAACGAACATACTTTGCCTTTGATTGGGTTGCTTGTGGCTGTTGTTGCTGTGTTTGTGTGGTTGGTTGTTGAGGTAACATAGCTCTTCTTTTTACAGATTTTTGTATAGATGTGTATAAAGGAACACCAAGCAATGCAGCTTCTTCAGGAAGTATATCAGAACTATCGCGCAAGGATACAATCACAGCGGGTCCTAACTCATAATCAGGTACAAGAATTACTACACCAGATTTATTTTCTAGTACCGATGATTTATATGTGATTGGTTGAATTGGAGTCTGTTCTAATAAGATTTGTACAACAGGTCGATATCCATATTGTTTACTGATTGCTTTTAATTCCTTTTCATCCAATGTACGATTTGTTCGTGTTGACTGAATTCCAAAATACCGCGCCAATGCTGCAATGCGTGGCTCTGTTGGCGTTCCAACTACACGAAGACCAAAGAGTCCTTTTGATGTAGGAGGAAACAATGCTTGCAAAGAGTCTGGAAATGGGTACAATTTATCCGTTTGCATTGTACGATCCAGTTCAGAACTTGATTCTGTAGCACGACCATACTCTTCATAATAGTGGGGTACTTCCTTTTCTGTAGTAGACCCACGTAACAAATCATACCATGCTGGAACATTTTCAGGAAGAATCCATTCATTTCCAGATACTATATTTGTCCTAGGAACTTGAATACGCTTTACAGTTCTTGTAAACAATTCCTGACGTTTTACAGGTAGACGCAATAGTTCATCAAATAGACGCGTGGAAAAATATTCAACCGCATTAATTGGCGTTCCATTAGAATTCATCTGGATTTTTTCAGGAGTATGGATTTTACACATTCCATCTTGAATCGCACACATTCCTGTACATTTCTGGTCAAGATCGCCTTCTATCGAAATACAATCATTCCGTACCAAGACAATATCAAATGTAACTGGATCTGGATCTGGAGCAAACCAGCTTGTTAGCAATGAACCAAATTCTATTTGAAGACGGCGTATTTTTTCCCAAGACGGTAGGTCAGTTCGTTCCAATAAAGACTCGATTTTATTTCGTAGTTGACCACCCTGTGTGTTGGTTGCAATCCAATTACTGAAAGAGAGTCGTAAATGTTGATATAAATCTTCGGCTTGTTTTTTCTGTAATAAATAAGGAGATGGTTCGAATGTAGCATCTGGACGATTTGTTGTTATCATCATTTGACGATTCAATTCATATTCAAACATAAATTGCCGCCCTTGCTCTACTTGATCTGTCATACCGGGTGGAATTCCATCCTTTGCATCACCACACGGTAGTGCGATCCGTACACGAGGGATTGAACTAGATTGTGTAGCTTGAATCCCCAGTTCAAACCCTATTATTTTATTTGTTCGAATAAAGGAATTTAATCTGTAAAAATTACTGATTGATTCCAACTTAGGTTCTATAAATTCCTTGTATGTTTTTAGTACATCTGTTGCTGGGGCAAGGTAAACTGTCTGAAATCCAAGATGAATTCGTAAATCCGATGTATAATGAAAACTATTTCCATCATCTACAACAGGTACTAAAATATCATAACCGCGATTGGATGATCCTTGTACTGTTACTGCTACCAAATGATTGTAGCTATCACGTACAATTCCTGTAGGAACCAATGGCTGTAAAATCTTAAGAGCACGTGTTACACGAAGAAGAGAACGATTGTCTACACCGCGTTGCATCGTAAACGCCCCTCTATACGCAGAACTACATCCTGTCATGAACTCCTTCACTCGTTTTCCTATAGAAGATGGAACCGATGAAGTATCTAGAAGCTTACTATAAGAAAGTACATAATACCCTTCTTGTTCCGTGGGTGTTACTCCAACCTTGTTCATTCTTGCTATATATACAAGTGGTTCCCAAATTCCAGT